TAGTTTCTATTGAAAGTAAACAGCAAATTATTTTATATTTTTTTTCCAAAATCTGTTTACTTTTGTCTATTTATATGGTATAATAGAATAGTATATTCGGGGAGACTAGATATAGATTCTAGTGGAGCTTCTGATCCCCTCTCATCTTACGAAGTTCATCTCTTTCTTGTTCACTAATTCCGCCATGTCGAGAAGAATCTAGGATGGTTCTCATATAGTGTGCTTTAATCTCTAAATTAACATCTGTAGTTAACATAACATTAAAGTCTTCCAATACATGTAACTTACTCTCAGCAAATGGTAACCAAGGAGTCATTACAAAATGATGGTCAGATTCTACTATTACAGTCATAGGCTCTTCTAATCCTATTAATCCTGGAGGAGCATCATCTAATTTATGGACATACGCAATGATAGATTCGCCAGATACTAATTTAAATAGTTTGACGGGAACATCTTCTAATCTATCAGGAAATTTACTTGCATCTACTGCCATACTAGTATTTATAATAATTTAACCTCATGTATCTTAAATTTAAACTTTTCTTTAGCATATATTTTTATTCTTTCAGATGAATGATTTAATGTATAATTCTTTTTAGATTTCCAATGTAAGTCATCAGTTATATCATATAATTTGGTGTCTTGATTACTTTTTCTTAATCCTCTACCAATAGATTGTAATACCCTTATCTGACTCTTACTAGGAGAGGCGAAAATTATATTATGTAAATTAACTATATTAACACCAGTAGAGAACGTACCATAAGAACATACAAGAATGGCATCTTTTTCTATTTCTGTTATAGCTCTTATCTCTTCCCGTATATCAGCTGGGACCTTACCACTTACAAAAAATACTTTTCTTTTACCTATTCCCCATAATCCCTTAGCTGCTTCATCAATCATTCTAAATAAAGGTTCACCATGTTTTTCCACAAATTGGAATAAAATTAATGTATTACCCTTTTGGTCTAAAGCTAAATTCTTAATAAATTTATTTCGCGCGTCACAGGTGACTATATAATCTACCTCATCTTGGTACTTAAATTTAGATACTAACTGACGAGCTGGCACAGGATGCTTAAGTAATATAATGTCAATAGATATATTAGCTAAATCACCTCTATCAATAAGTTCCTTTGAAGTTGTTATATTTTTATGGGGACCAAATAATCCTTCCAATACAAGCTTATGGGTTTGTGTACCATCAAGAGTACCTGTTAATCCAAATCTATATCGAGCCTCAGTACATTTGGTAAGAATACTCGTTAATGATTTGGCTTTAAAATTATGTGCTTCATCACCTATAACCATACCAAATTGCTGAAAATATTTCTTAGGCATTTGATAAATTGATTGCCAAGTAGATATATAAACTCTTTTCCAATTATGATACTTATAAAGTCCTGCCATTATTTCATGACAATTCTTATTTGCACTCCATTCTGTATCCTTTTCTGAATACTCAGCAAAGTCACCATGCATTTGTTTGACAAGGGAAGTGGTAGGTACTATTATTAATACCTTATCTCCATTAGTAGCTAAAAAATATCTCATAAGGAGATATATTATTAATGATTTACCGGAAGCTGTAGGAGATACTAGAAGTCCTGACCTCATTCTTAATCCATGTTGAATAGCTTCTAACTGATAGTCCCTTGGTATATATGGTATTGGTATATTATCAATCCAAGATATGTCATCAGGGTAATCCATTCCTGGAAGATTATATTTACTTGGTGGTTCTTTTAATATAGATGTAAGTTCTATATCTCTTTCTAAACAAAAAGCTTTTATATAACCAAACAATCCTGAATAGATAGATTGGTCACGCATATTAAAGAGACGAATCTTTCCATCCCAAAGTTTATTTTTGAATTGAGGGGTGAACTTATAATTAGGGACATAAAAAGTAAATGCCTCTGCTAGTTCATGTAGTATTCCCTTATCGTCACAGTCAATATAAAGAAATGCATTGTCTTTAACTTTTACAGTTATATTACATATAGGCATTTTCTCTATTAGTGTGGTCAGTTACGTCTAATATTGCTGTGATTTCAGGATAGAGCCCAATAAGTTGTCTTTCTATTCCATCCTTTAATGTTATTGCTACTGAACTACAACCTTGGCATCCTCCACCAAAGTTTAGAATTACTTCTTTCTTATCAGTAATTTCTACTAATTCACAAAATCCACCGTGAGAAGCTAATCTAGGACTAATTTCGGTAACAATTGTAAATTGTACTTTTTCTTCAAGAGGTGAATCATGTTTAGGTGCATCACCCTTAGCGTTTGGTGCAGTTATAGTAAGTTTTTTAGCTGTATCATCAATTTTTAATGCTACATCAGAACCTTTTAAATAACCAAGGTATGACACAGAAATATAAGCATCAAAACCTTTGTATGGAAATTTTGTATATTTTTTATGAAGGTCTTTAGGTCTAGCGAAGTTAAATGTTACATTTGCCATAGGCGTTCCAGCCTTTTCAACTTCTATTTTTAAGCCAAGTTCTTCATCTTGTTGTTCAAATAAATCAGCAATATATTCTTCAGCTTCTACTGAAATAGTAAACATTATTGTAGTGTTGGTTTTTCTACTTCAAGAATACTATCCCTACTTTCTAATATATGTTCAGTCATTAATTTAAATTCATCTGGAGACAACATAGCTTTATAAATTTTCATTGCTTGTGCCATCATTATTCCTGCAGCCAAAAATGGTTCATGATTTCTAGTTAATTTTTCAAACTCTTCATATAACTCATCCATTATTTAGCCTCATCTGGTCCTGGGCCGTGGTTTTCCATTGCCTTCTTTTGTTTCGCCGTAGGTTTTTTTGCTGTCATACCATTAGGATATTTTCCAGTGTCAACCAATTTTCCTGTTGGTCCATTACCTTTACCAAAAAAAGCTTCAGTTAAGGTTGGCCAATCTTTACTCCAACTATACATTATTTTTCTCCTTATTATATAATTTAAATTTTTCCATATATTCTTCTTCAGTCAGTTTATGCCAACCTATACATCTACCAGTAGGTGAACGTCCACAACTACATGGAAATTTTTCATGAGGTGGAATACCTCTAATTTTTTTTTCCATTAAGTAATTAAACAATTTTTTTTCTGTTTTTTTACGCGCCTGCTTCAAAGCTTCTCCATTTAATTATGTTACCAATATTTTGATGTCTCCATCGTATAGTACCCATAATTTCTTCTAAAGTTTCTATTAAAACCTTATCATATTCTAATGCTGCCTGAAATTTTTGAATATCAGTATCAGCATCATAATAATAATTCATATCTCCTTTAAGTGGTTTATTTAATCCACCAAATGGGTCATATTCCCATTGAAACATATCAATTTGTTCTTTACTCAATTTCCCATTATAATATAACCACTTATTTTTAAGTAGTGTCTTATAATCTAAATCTTTTTTCTTTTTACGAATTTTAGCAATCGTAATTAATTCTAAATATTTACTATGTATACGTGCCATTTTTATGGTTGTATCATCTAATTTTAAATCATCTATTATGGAATCTTTCTTCCACATCTCTAATACAAATTCTAACGATTCAATATTCACCCCTGACCTCTATACCTTTTAAATGACTTTCTTTTATTTTTATTCATTGACGAGGTTTTAATCCACCGCCTACCAATACTAGTCTTTTTACGCGTTCCAATCCACTTGTGTTTAATTATCATAATATACTATTATATCATATAACAAGCTGATTGTACATAGTTTTTATAAGAATTGATAATAAGAATATTCAAACATTACAACTGCGGTTAAGTATTCTACATCAGTTGTTGTTATATCAAATGGTAGAGATGAAAGACTTGTTGGATAAGCATCAACAAATTTTATCTGTTTGGTAACGTTATTAGCTGAGTTCATAATGGTTAAGGTAAGGTCCCTAACGTGATTAGTTGCTGTATGATTTGATTCTACATTAGATTTTATCCAATCAAATATTTCTTTATAATTTAAAAGGTCTTCATCTATTAGATATGAAACTTCAAATGAACCAAATGTAATTTTATCAGCAACAGTAGCTATATTTCTTTGTCTGAATTGTAGGGGTGCTCCTTCAGCAGTAACATCTGGAAGGAACATTGTTTGAATAGTAAACTCCGCGCCCGAATATGTTTGGGAGTCAAGTGATAATACAAACGATGATGGGTTTAAAAAATTTGGCATATATGTATTTATACAAAAAAAACCCGGCTTTCGCCGGGTTTAGATGTATGTACAAAAAATTAGAGGTTAAGAACCTTACGTTTCTTGTAATATACGTTATTACCTGCACCAGCAGTAACAAATGGGTTGTCAGCCAAACCATATCGAGTTTTAAATCCGATACGTGGTTGGAAGTCAGTTTCGCCAATTGTCTTCATCATGCTTAGTGGAACATATGGACAATAGAACATTCCAGCGTCATAAGGGTTTGAACCTTTATAACCAGCTGTGAAATAGTCTACAGTTGCATATGGGTCAATGTACACCTTTGTACGACCTAGTAATGTACCTGCAAATAGTGAACCAGTTACGTCTGAATCGACGTTGTCACCACCTGAAATACCTAGACCAGTATCAAGAGCGCCAGCTGCGTTAAGAGCTGCAGCTACACCATGAGAAACGATAACAAAGTTACCCTTTCCTCTACGAGTTGCTACGGCAATATCATTAGCTTCTTGTTCAATTGCATGAACAAGGCCTTTGAATTTCTCAACAGACCATCTACCATCAGTGTCAGCAGCAACATCTACGTCCCATGTACCTGCAACGGCACCACGACCAGATGTAACAGAATTAACATTGATATTACGGATAATTTCACGATTCATTTCAGCAAGAATCTCAGTTGACAAAATGTTTGCCAATTCAGTTTCTGCAGAAAGACCATGTACCGCTTTAAGGTCTTGAGCCATTTCAATAGTGTAATCAGCTCTAAGAGCACGAGACTTTGCAGTCACAGTAGTCTTATCGATTGAAAACGCCATTTCAGGTATTGCTGGTGAACCAGTAGTACCCAATGCTTCAGCAGTTGCTGTAGCCATTCCTGGACCAGGTGTATAGTCATCAACAGAGTCACCGTCTGATGAATCACCAGCAAATGGATCAGTTGAATCATTAGCTGTTCCTGCAGCTGCACCAGAAAATTCAGTGTTAGCTTCATTGAATAGTGCTTCAGTACCACCCTGAGTCGTATAACGGCTCTTCAAAGCAAAGATTAGACCAGTTGGACCAGTCATTGGCTGAACGCCAACCAAATCGAATGCTAGAAGTGCTGGAGTTGCACGACGTACTAGGCTAATGAGAACAGGTTCCCAATTTTCTATACCACTACCAGTCTTATTGGCAGCAGCAGCTTCAGTAATACCTTCACGTTGTGCACGTTCACGTACAGAAGCTTTTTCTTGATTCTCAAGAACAACCGCAGTTACAGCACGTCTATGCGCGTCTGCAATAGTGGGTGCACTTTTTGTATCAAGTACAGGTGCCCATTTTTCCTGTAATTGTATTTGATTAATTTCTTCCATTTTTATCTCCTATGGATTAATTATTTTTGCGACATCGCGTCCAAGTATCTCTGCATTTGATCAGTTACGACTTGGGTTTCCGCCCCATCTTCAGTTATAGCGTCCACTTCTGGAGCATCTCCTGCCGGGGTATCTTTGTTAAGGTAAGATTCCTTAATAGTAGCTACTTTCTTTGCAAAACTTTCATTATCTTCAGCTTCAATAGCCTCTGACAATTCAGTAATTTTTGCAGCTTCAGTTGCGGCCAAACCTTTACATGCTTCACGGATAATGTCTTGTCTTTCAAAAGTTTTCACTTTTTCTGACAATTCAATATTCTTTTCAGTCGCATCGTTTAACTGTGACTTCGCATCTTTTGCTTCCTCGGATAGGTTATCCAAGATATCTCCTGCATCGGCAGGAACATTGATGTGATGCTCAGCAAACAACTGACCTAGTGATTGTATAAATGATTCAGTGATTTCAGACTTCAAAGAATGCTCAATTGCAACCTCGTTATCTTTCATCCAATTTTCAACGACATACGTTAAGTATCCGTCTACTTTGTCAACCAAATCTTCTTTAATAGCTTCAACTTCACCCTCAAGATCAGAAGCATATTGCTCTTCTAATTTTGCGGTTTCAGCATTTACTTTTGAATTTAATGCAGCTTCAAAAATTGTAGCAGCTTTCTCTTTAAAGCCTTCAGACAATGTGTCTTCGTCTTTAACTAGAGCGTCTACGTCTTCCTTAAATTTATCTTTCTTTTCAATCACATCACCCTCAGAACCGTCATCAGCTTTAACTTTTTTCTTACCAAGTTTTTTAGCTTTAGGCTCAGGTTGATCTTCTTTTTTAAGGTCGGATTTTTTACTTTCCTTCTTAGACTTACTTTTTTCTTCTACATCTCCTTCGTCTTCATCATCTTCCTCATCGTCCTCTTCTTCGTCCTCAGCTTCCACCTTAGCTTTTGCTTTAGCTTTTTCTGCTGCTTCGAAGATTTCGTCAAGGCCTTCTTTTGACATTTCTGCCAAAGAAGCTTTAATTGCTGATACTGTACGAGCTGCTGTTAGAGGTGCATCAGGAGTCTCAATGACTTCTTCTGCTTCTACTTGCGTATCCTCAACAATAACCTCATCTACAGTTTCGTCAACAATTTCGTCTTTAATTTCAGACATTGTTTTCTCCTTCTAGAGATTATAGTTTAGAGAGGAAATGCTCAAAACCCGTAGATTGTTGCTCTTCCGAGAACAATTTAGGCTCTATCACTTCTGTCTCACCTTTTTCAATAGTCTGGATATAATGACCTGGTGTGTCCATTTCCCAATTAACTCCTTCCATAATGCCATTTACAAATGCATTAGGGGCAGAGGGGTCCTGAACAATATCAATAGTGTTAAGCATGAAGTCATCCCTAACATAATTGGCACCATTTCTAAAATCCAAACTTCCCATACCACGACTTGACACTCCTAATTGAACACCACCTTCAACCAAACCTTTGACAATTTGACCCATAGGGGTATCTAATATAAGTGCTTTTCCCATCACATTATTACCGTCCCATTTAAGTTCAGTAATTCTGTGAGAAACTTTATCTAAATTAATGGCAGGACTTTCAGGGTGGTTTAATTCTCCAACCGCTCGTCCTGTGATAACTTGCTCATTTACAAACTTATCAACAGCTTGAGTAAGAATTTCCCTGGTATAAATCCTACCATTTTTATTCTTATTTTCTGCTTGCATAAAGATACCTTCTAGGAAAGTATTCTTTTTGCCGTTTTTACCTTCTTGGATTGAATATCCAAGTTTGTGGTCTGTATATTCTGCAATTAGTTTCATTTATGCTCCCATTAAATTGATGAAATCTTTTAGCGATCGCTCAGCACTCTTCATATTTTTATAGGTATCCATCTTTATACCATCAATATATAAATTAAATTTGCTAGTAATGACCGCAGTTGTTTTTTTCTTCCGCCCAAGCTTGGTTAATTCCTTGGCTACCTTTTCACCTTTGGGTAATTTTAACTTAGCTTCTATTACTTCGTTAAATGATTCTTTAAACGTTAACATCTGTT